TGAATTTTCACGAGTTGATGTTCGAGCTTGCAGTGGGGTACTCTCAATACCTCAAAGTTCAGCATCGACTTGTACGTGGTCCGTGCCCAGACAATGTTTTTAAACCATTGTACGTATACTCGAATACCGATGAAAGTCGGTTGAAGGTGTATGAACTGTGTCAGGAGATAATGTCTAGAACGTCGGACGAAACGGACCAGTACATGAGAGATATCTCGGAGATTGTCACCAATTGGAGCGAATCAGAAATCGTTCTCCCTCCTGCTAAAGAGGGAGTACCCACTGATTTCAATCGAGAGCTAAAGTTAGTAAAGAAGAAGAAGCTTACAGTTCAAGATGAAAAATCACCCAGTGCGGACAGCGATGAAGAAGATGAGTTCTTTGAGGACGAAATTCGAGATATGCAGGGCGAGGAAGAACATTATTCTGAGCCCGATGATGAGCTGACAGGGCAAATGGATTGTCCCAAAGCTCATTCATCAAAACAAGATCCGTTTGAGATCGCGCGTGCTATGGAAGTACGTGAGCAACAAACCGAGCTTCGTGTTCGTCGCGAGGCTTTCAAGAAAGTGGTAGACGAAACTGGTTTGGTCACTGCGGAAGTGATTGAACCAGAAACAAAGGCGTTCATCCAATGTCTTCCTGTCCCTAATGATGAGAGTGTGCTACCTCTCAATATAACACAAGAATTCGTGGATGTTGTGCACACCTTGACAGGGGGTGCACTGGGTTCTAATTATCGGGAGCTTCCTGATGAATTACCCACGTCGGCATGTAATCCAGAAATTTCTGGTGTCATGTCAGAAATGTCGCAAAAGTACATGCGGTTTCGTCAAGTTGTTCGTAGTATGAGGACAGAGCTTTTTAAGGATGAGAGTGATGAAATCTTTTACGATAAGTTTTGGTTTTGTCTGCGAGGATATTTATATTTTTGTGGTGAGACCGAAAAAGACGACTTGACAAACAAACAGAGAACGTTAGCGTGTGTGTACTGTGGTTACTTCGCAGCGAGGATGACATGGTTGATTGATGCGCTCTTGGGTCATCAACTCAAGCTTGGACTTGCTTCAAGAGTGATGAGAAATCTTAACAACAGAATTCTCCCCAATAGTTTAACAGTTGGCTTGGGAGTGGAAGGATATCGAACCTTTCAAGAGGTTTGTTTTCTTCCATTCTCTATGCTCACACGGGTTATTTGGGAATGTGGACAGTATATACTGCGAGGACTGAAGTACATTGCGAAGACCATCTACACGAGTATTTCAGAGCAAACACCACCAGAATATCACACCTTGATGAAAGTGGGACTCTTCTTGATCGGAGGGTTCCTCATTTATCAGGTAGCTGGTAGGAACACGATGTTGAAAAAGGGTTGGAATCGGAAGGCCGCTGTGGATGCGGTTGTCCAGGCTGATCTTCTTGGTGAGTCGAGTGAGGGACCAAATCTGACTCCTCAGATTCTTACTCGACTCCACATTGGAATGCCTGATGATGGCGCGCCGTATAAGCACTTTCATCAGTGTGAGCGGTGTCGTCTGATTTATGCGCATACCCATGTGAAAACCTCGAAATCACCACAATTTCAACTCTTATGCAAGAGATGTACAGTTGCTCAACAGAATCTGTACGAGGAAGCAAAAAAGAAAGGAACCTGTGATGTAGATGCCCCTATGGTTGAAGGTGTCGAAATCGCAGGTTCCGATCTCGTTGGAGAAGCAGTTGCTAGCAGTGGTGGTGCGTTAAAAGAACGATTCCAGAAGAGGATGAAATTGCGTGGGGAGTCCAACCAAGGCTCTCCCCCAATAGCGTCCAAGTCTTGGAAGGATTTCTTTCGAGTCTACGACATCAACAAACAACAACCTCAGGACCTAACCGGACATGCGAGTGATGACCCCCAGGCGTTACAAATGATTCCATCTATTAAACGCAACTGTGCTTCTTTTAGCATAGGAGGTAGATCTGTGAACGTCTTATTTTTAGGCGGCAGATGGGCTGTAACAGTCTACCATGTCATCGCTCTCGCACAGGGCAAGGAAATGCCGTACTATATCGACTGGAAAGGAGAGAAATTTCCTGGATTACTCGATACGTACGTGGACACACGGCCATGTCCTACTGTGGAACTTTTTGGAACGAAGTTGCCGGAGGATTGTGTCTTCATTAATTTTCGGATGAATAAGACACTCCCCCAATTTCGTGACATTAGACATCACATTCCCAGTAGCGAAGAGTTCAATCTAATCGACGGGGCAGATGGACTGCTCTTAGTGAAGAATGGACACACATCTGATTTTACGCATCTTCCAACGCGCAAGATCGGACCGATGGTAGACCGAACCATTACAACACCATCACCAAATTTGAAGGATTATAGTGGACCTCGAGTTCGTACAGCTGTTGCGCTGGCCTGGGAGTATCGTTGTGATACAGAATCGGGGTCGTGTGGATCGCCCCTGATTGCCAAAAACCCAGGTCTAACGCACAAGTTGGTTGCCTTTCACATCGCGAGTCTTGATGGCTCAACTTACTGCTATGGATTTCCCCTCTTCAGGGAAATGGTGGATAGGATGATTGGAGATCAGGAATTGGTTGGCCAATGCGAAGTGGAAGACATAAAGAAGAACTGTTCTGAATGGTATGAGTGTTTTCCCAAAGATCTTCCATCTGAACACACTCTCAAGTACGTTCCACAAGGACGCGTACTAATTCTTGGTAAGCTCGACAAACAACATGAAATCAACATGCCCCGCAAAACGGACATTGTTGCGTCACCTTACAAGGATCAAATTTATTATCATACAACAGAACCAGCTATTCTTACCGACATGGACCCACGATCGCCAGGAGACATTATTCAGCGCGGGATTGATAAGTTTGGCAAAATTTGCCATAACAAGCGTCCCCGTAGGATCATGGAGAAAGTGATTGCACATCGGGTCAAAGTTTACGAACGAGAACGACACGTTTATACCGGACCTTTACGAACACTGACAGAAGATGAAGTGATTAATGGGGTTCGAGGGCAAAAGTTCATTCCTCCTTTGCGTATGGACACCTCTCCAGGGTATCCGTATGTGAAGTTGCGACCTTCGGGTTGCGCTGGAAGAAAATTTCTGTTCGAAGAGCTCCAAGAGGAGAGGGAGCCTGGTGTCCCGAAGTTGAAAGCAGGACCATTGCTTAGGCGACACCTGGATGAAATTTGGGGCGGGCTCCTTGAAGGAAAGATAAAGTGGAATTACTTCGTCGATACCTTGAAGGATGAACGTCGCTCACATCACCGACTCTACAAGACCAGATTCTTCAATGTCCACAATGTGGC